AAGGGCTATTAACCCTTTCTGTAATTGCTTATTATTTATAATGTTTGTAATACATTATAAATAACGTAAACATATTGTAATTGCTATGTTTACATTGTAATACAAAATTTATTAATAAATAATGGTTCTAATATCCCTTATGCACCAGTTGTAAACATCTCATTGACTTGTATTAGGCTATTACCTGTAAGGTCAGTAACATCACTATCTGCAATAGCAATATATTTGGTTGTTGCTGCAAGTTGAGCCGTTGGTGTAAGCGTAACGGTCTTAGAAGTATCATTGTAAGCAACTGTTGCAGCCACAATTGTACCATCAGTTGTATTAACAAGATAAAAATTCTTATTAGTAACTAAAGAAGGTAATATGCTTTCGCTAAATGTCCAACCGAAAGTTGAAGCACGAGATACTGCGGTAGCATTTGTTGCAGGAACTGTACCTGTTATTGTTGGTGGTACAATATCTGCTGTCTGTTCTACTGCTAGAAACCAATTAGCACCAATTGATGCTATATAATTAACTGAGTCTGTATCACATTGCTTAGATGCATTACCATCAAATATACGATTGTAAAATGATGCCTTCATGGTTTTATATTTAGGAGTGACTTTTTCACCTAAAGACTCATGTTCTTTATCAGGCTCTTCAAATTTACCTTTAAGATACCAATCATATTCATATGCTCCATTACTCTTTTTACTCATATATCCCATTGCAACTTCAGGGGCAATATCAGCACTATTACGTATCATTATTCCCCCAACTATTTGATGCCCTAGCAAATCTGCTTGAGCCTCAAGTGGAACATTTTTTTGTTGAAATTCCATATCAGTAGTTCCGGTAAAATAAATCATTTCACTTACTACATCGTCACTGGAAATTGGTACTGAAACTGTTTTTGGACTTATCTTAGCAGTCATGGCACCAACAAGTGGTTTAACTAGACTATATATTATTCCTGTAGCATCATCCTTTGTTAGTAATGCATAGACGACATTTTTCAGTCCTACTACTGGGGCTGTTCCTGAATTTATCATATATTATCCCTCCGTTTCGATTTCTTCTAAACATGCAAATCGCATTGCTTTATGAAATATTTTGCTTTTGTCCTCATAAAGATCTTGAGAAATTGTATCATAAAACTCTACTGTAAGCATTGCTGCTTTTATCTGATCCGCTAATGCATCATAATCTCCTGTCTGACTCCAAATATCAACTTGAATATAATATCCAGTTGCACATGATTTATCATCTGCCTTTGCTTCACCCTGCTCGTTATAACAAAAATAAGTGATGTAGGGAAAAGTTATTGAGGCGGAATGCTGAAAGGAGACTGGAACTCCTAACGGAACAATAGTATCTTTTATTAATTGTTTATAGTTCACTATTTAAGAGCCTCCTCAATAGTTGCCTGTATTATCTTAGGAATATTTTGTTTATTTTGCTCATATGCTGGACCCATAAAAGGTTGTGCATTCATTTTTACTGTTCCAAATTCCAAAAACTTTGCTCTCCAATCTGTTTTGTTAGGAGCTACTTCTATATATTTAAGTCCTGCTTTTGTTTTAACATTAGAGATTTGTATATCATCTCTTATATGCAATTCGTTTATATTACTAACTTTAACAAGACTTCGCATATCTTTTGCAACTGGTTCTGCTGCCGCTTTAAGTGCTACTCCTTCAACAGTAGAAACCTTTAATCCCATTTGTTCTACTTTTGCAAGTAATTCTTCCATACATGAAAGATCAATACTAGCCCCCATTGTTAAGCACCGCCCTTGCATGGATATCAACCCAATGTCTATCGCCCTCTAAATCAAAAGGTGGTACCTTGATTTCTAATATTTCAAGTTTATCTATTATTTGCATGCCTGCTTTAATATCTCCGCGATAACGAATTGTATATAAAACATCATCCTCAGCTTGTACAGCTGCAGCTTGAAAATATTGATAACCCTTCATTCCAGTTTTCTTAGCAAATACTGTATCAAGAAGTTGCCAATCTGGAAAAGGATTACCGTTATCATCTGTTCTATTAGGTTGAGCATTATAATTTATTGTTAATTTATGTGTTAATTGACCAACATTAATTTTAGACATCTGGGATCATCTCCAATGCCTTTGCATGTAGCTGACCAATAACACTTTTAACGCCAATGTCATTGTCAGATATGCTCCCCATTTGACCTGGATCATCAAACCATCTAGTAACTAAAGCAGATGCAAGCATTTTAGCAGATGGGTCAATTGAAGTATCAGCACCCCAATCCCAACCAGTTGCATTTTTAATATAATCATCAACAAATGGTACTATAATATTAAGTTGTGGGTAATCAGTAGGATCTGGAAGCCTTAACATATCAGCCGCTTCTTGATTTGTAAGTATCATATAATCACCTACTTAAACTATTAAATACGCATCAACTATTGTCCCACTTAAAGTACTACTTAATTTCAAAGTATTATTTTCAATATTTATTGTATCTGTTGTGACTGTTGGTGCTGTAACTTCTTTTACATTATTAAGATAAGTTGCAAGTACTGTATTTTGTGCAAATTTGTAAGGTAATCCAAGGTTCTCACCAAACCCTATTGATGTTGTTACTCCTATACCAATAGTTGGGATTGTAATACTTGTTATTGTCTTAAATGCTTTATTGCCTTGTACTGTTCCAGGTGTTGCTACAGTAAATGCTGGTAATGTTTCAGTTATTACTGCATTTGCAAAATTGGTACCTGTTATAATAACTTGTTTTGCCGTAATATTTGCCCCTGTTCCACCAACTGTAGCTGTGATATTTTTGGGTATAGATAGATTTATTAATCCAGTTGTGATAACTTGTTGTACAGCCGTATCTGGTACTGCAACATGTATTCCAGTTATATTAGCTACAAGTGCATTGACCGCACTAATTTGTAAATGTGCTAAAAAAGCTTCGGCAATTGAAACTTGCTTTACATCTGTAGTTAAAGTTTCACACATTCTTATATCAAAAGGTGCATATCCCATATTCTTTACCTCCTAAAATCAAGACAGAAGTTTTTACTCCTGCCTTGTTAATTTATTTATACTGCTTGAGTTAAACTTACAAATGCTTCTGAAAGTGCTGGCTTTCCATCAGCAATTAATAATCCTCTATAAAGGACACTTGAAGATGCGAAACCAGCGCTTCTATCAGCCTCTATAACAGGTGATTGCGAGAAGTTCATGTAATAGTAGTCAAGACGTGCAAGTAATACCGTATTATCGCTCATATAATCATCAACTATATATGGAATGTTTAGTATCTTCTGAATAAATCCGTTTTGAGGGTCCTGAGAAAATATAGGTTTACCAGTAGTACTTTTGATTTTCATTACTTTGGCTTCCATTGCGCTGTTCATAACCCATACAGCTCCTGGACGATATACAGTTCCTAAGAGTGCCCTAGCGTCAACAAAACTATCATAATCAAGCCCACTTAATGTATTTGGATAAGTAAGTGAATTGCTTTCATCCCATGCAACATTATTTAGGATACCTGAAGGTTGTGGTTTAACTCCACCTGTTGGGGTAGGTCCTTGACCATTTAGGATTGCATTCTCTAATGCAATTGCAAGTTGTTCTCCAATTTGATTTACGATATAAGCTTCAAATGCATCAATTGTCATAACTTGCGCTGCTATTGAAACTTTAGCAAACTTAGCAAGTGTAAACCCTGATAGAGATACATCCCCAACAGTATCATCATTATCTAATGCACCATCGGTTGCTTCACTACTCCATATTGCTGCATTTCTAGCATTTGCAACTGGTAATACAACATTTCCAGGAATATAAGTAGTCATAATCAAAGGAAATAAAACACTTGTTTGTCTTAACTTTTCAATGATCTTATCAAATGTAGTTGTTGGAACTGCTGCACCTGCACTTGCTGCGCCTGTGGTTAAAGCTCTTTTTTCTACTTCAACTGCAACTGCACTTCTTTCAACTTCAGTTAACTTTCTGCCTTGCAATCCTCTAAGATAAGCGGAACGATAATCAGGAGCTTTAAGTAATTCATCATATTCCATTGCTGCAAAGTCAGTATCCCTTTGTTGTGGTTGAGCCTGTCCTGCTGGAGTGCTTGCCATTCTATAAGTAGAAAGTGGATTAAGTTGTCCAACTGGAACTAGAGTACTTCTTTGCTGTGGTTCTGGGTCTGCCACTGGAGTTGTTGCACTTCTTGTATTAGGGTCTGTTGCAGGATCCGTATCGTCTGGCATAGCATCAACTATACTTCTTAAATCTACTATTTCAGCATTAAGCGATACAAGTTCTGTATTAATACCTCTTAATTCTTTTACGTCTTCGCTAGCGTTAGCATTTGTATTAAGTTCTGCTTTTCTGGCTTCTTTTTTTGCTATTAGAGCAAGTAATTTCTTTTTATTCATTAATAATCACCTTAACCTTCCATTAATATTTGAGTTTTATATTTTTCTATTTCTAATCGCTGGGTTTTCTCACTTTCCAGTGACCTTTTGTGGTTATCCAACTCGCCTAAGGCCCGAGCATATATTGAAGTCGTATCATAGAACGGTGTATCCACAACCGAAACATCATATAACTTATCAATCTTTAAAACTGTTCTTGAACATGCATCATAATCCCATAAATCCTCTACTGCAGTGAATGCAAAAGACATTTTATCAAGCAACCCACTCTGAATTGATTTATAGATATCTCTATTACTTTGAGTATCTATTAATTCAGCATGAATAAATAAACCTTTATCATCAATTGTTAATGTAAGACTATTATTTCTTGTCCTTGCCATAATTAAAACTTCATCATTATGATTATATCGAAGTGGAACATCTTTTAAATCTGCTCCATTAAATGCATTTTTATCTATAGTTTCAGTAAAACCATATTGAGTAGAAGGTGTATCAAATACTACTGCGTAACCTTCAACTATCATTGCTTTATTATCCTCAACTTGTGCTACAGCTCTAATTTCGCCGAAACGTATTTCCCTTTTATCTTCAAAATCTTTTTTATCATTTTTATTTTTGGTCATTTACGCTACCTCCTTGACTATCATTTGGATTTCCTCTAACTTTCAACATTTGATATGCATTAGCAAGTGATGCATCTATATAATTAAGACTCATGTGTCTTACGTTTCCTTCTGCATATGGTGGCATACCAAATAATGCAAGAATTTGATTATCAGTTAAATTCCCACGGTCTCCAAGTGATGTTACAAATGCTAATTTATTTTTTGTATCCATCAATTCAAGGTTCATTTGGTAAAATTTAATTTCATGGCCGATATCCTGCTCTCTTTGTGTAAAAATGGTGTTAGAAAAAGATTGACCTAAACCAATACTAAGAGGCTGAATAGTTTTATTATAAAATGCCTGATATTGTTCATCAGTATAGTCACCATTTAAAATTGGTAAAGAAACTCCAAACCATCTAAGTACCTTATTTTCAAGAAATGCCATAGTGTCGTTATCTATTATCTTAGGATCAATAGTTAAAGGAATATAATCACCTTTAAAATCCATAGCTAATATTGCAGTATCTCCTTCACTAACAGCTTGCTCAAATCTAGTTCTTTCAGCTTTAATTTTTGCATCATCCATAAGTGTAGTCATTTTATATATTCCTCGAACACCTAAACTTGTTTTAATTGCTTTTCCTATTCCTTGAATGACTGTATCATTAATATTCAAAACATTTAAAAGTGCTGAGTTATCTGGTTGACCACTAACTCCACCACCCATAACATCAGAAATTGAATATTTCTTTCTAAGATGAATTAGATCAGAATATGGTAACGTATAATCCATTCCATTCATAAAAATTAATTTTACAAAAAGAGTATCACTTGTGTCTTGAAGAAATTCAACTTGTATTGGACTAAGTGGATAAAATGCTGTGTAATTTCTACTAACATTTCCCCTCGCATCAGTAACAAGATTATAAGTAGGAAAAATAAAAGAATTATAGTTTAAGTAAAGTTGCCAAATTACTTTTTCTATGAATTCTCTTGTAGACATTAAAGAATTTGGAGCAAATTTAAATAAACGATTAAAAGTGTCGCCTACTAATGGTGTAGGTAATCCGTTATCATCAGTAACTACATGCTTTGGTGTTAATTTTGAACATTCAGTTGCTATACAATCAATACACATTTGGACAACATCTGAGGCATATATAGATCGTCCAAACTGTGTAAATACTGGAGCATATGCATCCAAAAACTTTGCAGTTGTCATTCCACTCGACTGTTTATTATTTTTCATTAAACTTTGTATGAGCATTATCTATCGCCTCGCTTTACCTGTAAATTTAGCAAAAATAAAAGCATATGCTATACAGCACACACCTAAAATAAAAAAACCTACTTGAATACATATCAGAAAACCACCAAGCGATAAAAAAATTACACCTAATGTAAATAAAATATCATCCATATATTCAGCTAACTTTTTTAACTTATCTTTCAAACTATCACCGCCTAATTACCCATTTACTAAACTCATGTACTCAGTTTTATATTGTGTTAAGACAGCATGCCCTATAATCATTGTTACAGCTCCATCAATTCGGTTTTTTGGCTTACCTTGCATTTTAATTGGCATGATTAAACCACGGATATCAATATCAAGTGCAGTATTTCCAAGGCACCACTTATCTATTGGATTTGCTCCATAGTTTATTAATTTACCTCTTAAATCTGCCTCTAATAATTTCATAGGATTAGATAATACTTCTCGTTTTTGTGGAATACGTTCCATTTCAAACCCTGTATCTATCATATCTTTCACCCAATATTTCGCAAGTGCGTTATCATATCCGATTTTATAAGATCTTATGCCTAGTTGCTTAACTATATATATAAACCAATTTGTTATATAGCTAAAATCATTATCATTACCTGGGCATATTTCAATAAATCCTTTCTTTGCCCATTCTAAGTAATCAACACCATCTGGACTTTTTTCTAATTTGCTTTCCGGGATAAAATACTTTTGCAACATATATTTCGTGCTGTCTCCTGCTCTCATAACTGTCATTCTTGCGGATAAAAGGTCAGTAGTTTCTGCAAGATCAACCGCACCAATGCCTACGCATCCTCGTAATATTTCGATATCAAAAGTCTTATCATTTACATATTCTTCTGTCATAAGCCATGCTGTGGCATTATTTTGTTTAATATTAAAATCTTTGGCCATCATAAAAGCTCGTTCTGATTTATCTTTCTGCGCTTTTCTAATTTGCCCTTCAAAGTAAGCTGGCTTTTTTATATCATACAAACTTGGATTAGATTTTTGCCAAGACTTCTTATCTCTCCATATTTCCGTTTCACTATCTTGCGTATATAACCAAACTAATAAATCAGGGTCATAAGTTTCTTTGTTTAATACTTCACGGGCATATTTTAATTCGGTATCTAAATATCCATCATTTACAAATCCTTCTGTTGTTATCTCGAATAAAATGGGTTCATCTTTTGTAGACTGTGACTGCTCAATAGGTTTAACTGCGCTATTGTCTTTCATTTCATGGACTTCATCAACTACACCAACATCAATGTTTCGCCCCTCTTTTTTCTGTGTTTTCTCTGACATCTTTTTAATTGTTGATTTATTTTTTAAATTAAATATACCTTTATTATTTTTATGACTCCGCTTTTCTAGTGCCTTTGACCATTCTCGCATATTCGCAATTTCATCAAATATTATTCCAGCCTGGGCATCATCATTGGATGAACAAACAATATCATTTCCACCAGTACCACAAAAGAATTCAGCAAGTGAAATAGCTGCACATAAGGTTGACTTGCCATTCTTTCTTGCAATTAATAATATTGCCTTTTTAAATCTTCTTAAGTTAGTCTTTATCCACTTAAACGAATAAAAAGCCTCAATAAAGGCTTTCTCCCACAATTCTAGTATAAATGGTTTACCGAAAAACGGTGACTTAGTATGTTTACAAAATCTTTCTATAAAATTTATTCTAAATTCTGCATCATTATTATCATATATATACTCAGTATCATCTAAATCCTCAATTAGATTTTCTAACTCCTGGATAAGTTCATATCCTGCTATTATTTCGCCATTTTTTATTTTACTATAATATTCTAAAAGGTATGAATGTTTCTTACTTATATTGCATTCTTTAAGATCATACATTTGAAATCAACCTTTTTTCTTTCTAATATATTTGTTTATTCATCTTTGGTACCTCTCATTTCTTTCATAAAATCGTCAAAATCATCATCACCATCAGGAATATTCTTTTGTAATACACCATTCAGAGTTTTAATAATTACTGCGTAAGCATTTAGGTTCTGACGATATTCTTTTGCAGCAATTACAGGCTTTTGCATGCTTGGATGCTGAGGATGAATCTTAATCATACCTGTATTCACTAATATTTCTTTTAAAACATAATTTTCTGACTTAAGAAAACAAGCATCTTCAATTAATCCTTCTACTAATTTTCTTTTGAATTCATCTACATCCTTGAATATCTCGGTCAATTTCTCAAGTTCTGCTTTATACACAGCCTGTTTGTCCATTTTTCAAAAAACCTCCAAGGGATTTCAAAATTTTCAGCTCGCGTCGATCTGTTGACTATGTCACGGTCTCCTTTCATTCCTGAATTTCACCGGTATGGGGGGACTATACTGTGTATTTTTCAAACCAAACGTTAATATACTTGGTCCATTCAACAATCCTGTACTGTCTATCCTCGTCCATCTCTAGTCTAGATAGACACTCCTCTTTACTTACATCACACATGATTAACTCTGCACCTATATCATTAGCAAGTCTCTCCCGCTTATACTTATCTGCATATCCACCAATGATCCATGCATTGTTCCACTTACCATACCTTGTCTTGATGTTATCTATCAGTGTATTGTGTATACCCATTACATTACTAAGTAAGTTATTAGGTTTATCATAATCAGGTAGCATTGATATTGCAGTATATAGTCTATCCATATCAATGACCATATCACCACGTTGTATGTTATGTCTTACATATGTCGACTTACCAGATAATGGTGAACCAAATACTATATGCACATTATGTTCTGATTGATGTCCAAACCTATTATGCCTTTTGTTATGACAGTCATTGCAACGTACAACTACATTCTTTGGGTTAAGAGATATATTAGTATCATGAAAATTCTCTGGTGTAAGTTCAACTGGGAAATGGTCAAGTTCACAATCTTTAGGATTAGATATAATCTTTCTGCATGTCTCACACTTTGCGCCACGATCTGCAATTGTTCTTGTCCTGAACTTCTGCCACTTCTCTGAACCATAAAATGATTTCAATATACTATATTGCGCCATAACATCACCTACTTATTAAGTATCTTATTAATAATTATTGAACTCATCCATTTTCTTTTGGTGTGCAAATCGTTCCTTCTCAAGTTGCAGTTTCTTATTATCAAACTCTTTTCTGTATTTATTTATAGGGTTCATACCAAAGTAATCTGCCAACCAATCAATAGCTTTCTGTTTGTCGATAAGTTTTAAACTTGCGCCTTGTCTACTTGTTTTTATTTCACTTATTAAAGTTCCATCAACGACATCGCTCTGTTTAAACAACATTCCATTCTCTTTGTGCATTACTAAATTTCCATCTTTATCTTTAACTAATCCCTCGTCTGAAAATGTTGGCACATCAAATATTCCAAATTCCATGAAGTCTGTTATATCTGCAAATGCTATTCTCATCTTCAATTCCACTATGTCATCCTCGCCAATCATTATTGACTGTTTCTTTATTTCCTTAAGCTTATCTATCTCTGCTTTTATGTTAGGATTCATTAGACTTCTGCACCCCTCTACTGCTGCTGTATTATACCCACACCCAAATGCTTTCAAATAAGCCTGTGTAGCATTAAAGTTTCTAATATAATAAAGGCAGAAGAACTTTTGTTTTTCAGTTAATTTTGACTCTGCAATTATCTTTACTTTTTTAGCTTCGAGACTTTTTATTTTAATAACGTTGCCTTTGTCAATGTTCCTTTTAATGTTCCTTTTATCTTTTAGTAACGTTCCTTTTAATTCATCATCCCATTTATCTAAGTTTTTCCATTTTCTAACTTGTGAATCTAATACTCCAAGTTTTGAAGCAATGTCTTTTAATACAACTTTACCTTTAGCTTTTAAATATACTTCTTTAGCCTTTCCCCTTGCTGGGTTCCTTTGTCTAGGCATTACCTCCCACCTGCTTTGCTAAGTCTTTTCTATTAATTGTTATCTCCGTTCAGCCATCGCACCATTATGCCTTCTATATGACCGCTCACTCATGCTCTCCTTAAGGTTATCTGCAATCCTACCAACTATTACTCTCTTACTATTGCAATATGGGCACACTATGTATCTGCCTGCATCCATTGTATCAATATCATCGCTAAGTAACACAAACTCCTTTTGACATGTTCTGCATTTATAGCTTGTATATATACTCAACATATTCTCACCTTCTTAATTCTTTACATTAAAAGAGAACACCTGATTAAACAAAGTGCTCTTTTCTGGGTTATTTAACTAATACTATTATATCATGTTATATTATTAAAAACCGCTTGTATTT